GGGAGCTGGTCCTTAACGCAGATGTAAGCAACACCACGAGGTTCAACTACACCAGCGATAGCAGCAACTGCCCAACGAGTCTTATTAGTACCGGCTTCTACGTTAACGGCACGAGCACAGTGAACTGTGATTCCTTCAATACCACTAGAAGTCAAGTCGGCATTAGACCAATCCTGTTTCTTCAAGGTATCAAATTCCATAGTACCATCAAGACGAATAATACCAGTGTAATATAGACCTTCTTTAATTGGATTGACAAGTTTCTTGTTAGCAAGACCAGAGACAGCTACAGTAGAACCATCACGAAGTACAGCTTCTCTTGTTCCTAGACCCTTATCATTGAAGTCTACGTGACGAACCTTAACAGTACCAGCAGAACCATCTTCAATAGTGATGAATGCCTTGAGAGAAGAAGTCTTGTTACCAATCAAGTTAGTAGCCATAACATCTTCAATAAAGAGTGGAGTACCAGCTGGGATTGTTTCGGAAACATTGTTCAATTCAATAGTATCGGCAGAAACACCGGCTGTATAGGTCTTAACTGTAGCACTAGCAAGTTCACTAGCCAATTCAGCAGAGATTTCAAGAGATGGCAAGAATTGCTGTTCACGATAGTCAGTTCCACCAACATTACCAATCATACCCTTCTTATAGAGTGGTTCAGCATCAACTGGTGTGAAACCTTTACCACCGGCAGGGAGGATAGATTCAATCATTGGGTCAATGAAGCCATAACGGTCTTCAGTAGAAATAGAACGCAAGAAACCATTAGCCTTGGTCAATGGCATCCAACCAGCACCAACGAATGCGGTATTAGCACGGCCCAAGTCATCGGAAATTACGTCCTGAACAAGACCTTCAATAAGAGCCTTACCATTTGGCTGAGCAATTTCTTTGTCCCAGTTTACATCGGTAACAGCTTCTACGAAGTCGGTATCAATCATGACGTTACCAACCTGAATTGATTTCTTAACTTCACGTTCTGTTAACTGTGAAGACTGACCTTCAATGTTCTTACCACGAACATACTTACCAGCGTCTTTAACAACGAAAGTATATTCTTCACCATTTCTCTTACCAACGAGCTGGTCGCCAAAGTAAGATTTAGAACCAACGGTCAAATAACCAGCGGCTTCAGCAGCACGAACGTTAATGAGGTCAGTCAATTCGTTTGTAACAAATGCGTTATTTGTAGGCATAATTTATATTCTCCATTTAATGTTTATGATTATGTTCGGTTAACCAACGATTCCAATAATTTCTATCTTTAACCACTGGTGTAACCGATGTTGTGTTATTTGTGATTTGCTTTCCAATGACTGGAAGAGCAGGTTTGGTTGTTTCAGGTTGAACTTGTGGAGCCTGTTGAACAGGTTGAACTGGTTTATATCGTTTCTCCAAGATTTCATCTGCAACTACTGCAATGTTTCTCTTTAGAGATTCTGGGTCAGAACTACGAAATACTCTAGCAAGTAATCCTGGATTCTTCTGTAAGTCCATTAACTCCTTCAAGACTATTGGATAATCATTGAGGGTTTCAAGATAACCGAAGACTACACCATTTGGGTCTCTCTCACGAACTGCTTCAGCAAAGTATTTCCCTTTCTCCGCAATCATTGTATTATATTCCTGCAATTCTTGTGGGTCTTGGAAGCATCGTTCAGTTATGATTCTATCCCTTTCCATATCGTAATCATACTGTTCCCTTTCATTCTGTTGACGTAATGCATTAATTTCATCCTGCATGTCACGTTTCTTGAATTCCCAGTTTACATACGATTTAGGATCTGGTGTTCCATCTTGATTCTTGAAGTATTCATAATCCAAACCTTTCTTTCGTTCAAGTTCGGCTTCAAGTTCTTTAATACGAGCCTCATATTTCTGTTTCTGCTGTCTACGTTTATCTTTCTCACGAATGAAAGCATAATCACGCTTACTCATTGTTGGGAATTTAGATTTAGGTGCAGTATCTTTATTTGGCTCTGCTTTCTCAACTTCTGTACTATTAGCTTTAGACTCATCACTTTCTGCGGCTTTCGTTTCAGTTGTTGGCTCCGCTTTGTCATTGGTATCAGCTTTATCTTCAGGAGAATCGGCGGTTGGTTCTGGTGATTTAGAAACTTCTGTTGATGGGACTTCTGTTTCATTAGCTGTTTGTTTGCTCTTATTGATAATTTCTTGAGCTTGTTCTGTTGTCATTGACATTAGGTTGACATCCTATAACCGGTATTGTTAATTTGTATAGGCTACCG